AGGTGCCGTGATGCCTGCCCAACTCAACGCCAATCTCATCAAATGGCTGAAGAATGTCCTGTTCGTTCAGCCCGGCATTGAAAAGTGGCTGAATACTGATAAGCTCTATGAGGAGTTTTTGGCCAGCCCCATGGGGTGGCATTGTAACCCCGCCCAATTCCGGCGCACAATCAGGCGCATGGGCTACGACGTTATCGGCCGCACGGTGAATGTATCGACTGAATCATGTTACAATGGAACCTTTCCATTTGACCGCTACATTACAGCCAAAGGAGCAACTCATGGTATTTCAATTCTTCAAGAACCTGTTAAACAGGCCGGTTCTGACGCAGCAAACGTCGATAGTGCAACTGCCCTCGGGGCTTGCCTTCAAGAGCTACGGCGGCTTAAGCAATTCCGACATATTCCTGGCCGGGGTAAACGCCATAGCAAAGGCGGCAAGCAAGTTAACGGTGCAAGCCGTCGTCGGCCAGGAAGGAAATAGGTCGCCCGGTGATTTGAAGATAAACGCGATATTGGGGCTTAGGCCAACGCCTTTCTGCAACACCCAGGAGTGGCTCTATCGGATAACCGCCCTATATTTTTCAAAGAATGACCTTTGGCTCTGGCCTGAGTTTAATAACGGCAGCCTACAAGCTATCTGGCCGGTCGCACCTTCCTCGGCTGAGTTCGTGAGCGACCGGAGCGAGTTTTTCGTCAAGTTTCTTTTCCAGAACGGCAACAGCAGCCTGCTACCCTACCGTGAGCTAATTCATCTGAAAAGGATGCCTATCCAGAACGACCTGCTGTCCGAGACCAACCAGTCCATAACCCCGGCGATCCAGTTGGCCAGCGACCAGACCGAAGGACTAATTGCCGGCATTGGCCAGGTACAAAGCCCCAGAGGGCTGCTGTCCTTCACTCAAACCCTGCGACCAGAGGACCTGGAAGCCCAGCGCAAGAAGTTCACGGAATCGCTACGAGCCAACAATGGAATTGCTTCAATTGATGCAAAAGCGACATTCCAGCAATTGGATATACCGCCCTATTCGGTTAATGCTCCCGAACAGCAGGCTGTGGCCGCGAAGATTTACGCCTACCTGGGGATAAACGCTAAAATCGTGGACGGTACGTATAGTGCCGAGGAGTATAGCAACTTCGTTGAATCGACCATCCTGCCCTTTGCCCGGTCCTTGGGAATCGGCCTTTCTACGGCGTTGTTCACCGAACGGGAGCTAGCATATAACAACCGGGTTATAGTGGAGACGGCAGGCCGCATGGCCTTCGCGTCCATGGCCGACAAGATAAATGCTATAAAGGAGATCATGCCGCTCGGTGTCCTGAACAAGAACCAGGCGCTGCAGATTCTCGGCCTGCCCCAGATCGAGGGACCGGAAGGGCAGAAATGCCTGCAAAGTCTCAACTTTGTGGACCAATCCATCATTAATGCATACCAGCTCTCTTATAAGTTCAAACAACCTGCTGGCGGCCCTGGAGAGGAAAGCGAGCAGAAAAAGCCTTTGCGCGGCGGCTGGATAGCCAAAGCGACGGACCGGATGGACGGTGGCGTATAGATCGTGCGACCCTACCGAGCGCCGGGGATGGCACGTCCCGCAAAACACGGCGTATCACTCAACAACGGAGCGTGTAACAATGACTGTAGCCGAATACTTCAACCAACACAAGAACCTGACCGGCTCCCAGATCGAGGCCCGCAAGCTTGCCATCCGGAACGAATTGCGGACCAACAATGACGCCAACCTGGAAGAGATTGAGAGGGAACTTGCCGCCCTGGATGAAGTCGTCGCCCATCAGGTGGAGAAGCGAGGGAGCAGCAAGGCGTTTAACCCTCTACAGAACATCGGCGCCGAGAACCGGGACGACAGCGTTTACTCTACCCAGGAGTATCGCCGGGCGTTCTTCAAAAACCTAAAAGGCTTGGACCTGACCGACGAGGAGCGGAGCGTATTCAACCGGGGCAAAGCCGAGCTTCGCGACGCTACTTTCGGCGCCGCCAGTAGCATGGCCGCTGTTATTCCTACGCAGACCCACAATCAAATCCTGGTCAAAGCGCGGGCACAATTGGGCGCCATCGGCATCTCGCGGTCGTTCGGTATTCCCAGCAACCTTTCGGTGCCTGTAGCCACTCCTAGCGGCCTGACGCAGTTTGGCGGCCACAGCGAAGGTACCGCCGTCGATACCGATACGCCGAGCATCGCGAATGTAATGTTCAAGCCCAACGAGACAGTGAAGATTTTTAGCCTGAGCCGCAACGCGGAGGCTACCAGCATCGACGCGCTGGAAAGCTACCTGACCGACGAACTCACCGCCGTCATGATGAACAGCCTGGACAACGCGCTGATCAACGGTGCTGGCGGAACCGCTGGCACTGGTCTTGCCAGCATCGCCTGGACGGCGGCGAACTCCGCGACATATGCCAACGGCAGTGTGCCGAAGTTCACCGACCTGACCGGCCTGGCGGCTATGCTAAAGGCAGGATATGGCGCTAATGCCAAGTGGGTGATGAGCAATCAGACACTGTTCTCGATGGTGTGGGGCATGACCAATACAGTTAGCGGCCAGCCAATCTTCGTGAACAATCCGCAGACTGAAGGCATAGGCTACCTGCTTGGCCGGCCGGTCATCCTGGACGACTACGCTGGTTTCGGGAATTTCTTCTTCGGGAATTTCGACTTCCTGGCATATAACCTGCCGCTGTCGATCTCGATTGAGAAGAGCCTGGAATCCAGCTTCAAACAGAACCTGATCGATTACAAGGCCGTAATGATCGGCGACGTACAGGTCATTACCGGCGATGCCTTCGTGAAACTCAGCCAGGCAGCGACCTAAGTAAACTAAATGGCGGGGCCATCTTGATGGTGGCCTCGCCTCCTTTATGAGGTGCATTATGAAAGTAACCAAAGCAACGTTTAAACATTACAGAACGTGGCGGGATGAAGGCTTGAGGGGATTCTGCTCTGTCGAATTAGACGGCGTGTTGGTCATTGACCAGATTAGGATTCGCAACAACAAGGACGGAGTGCTGGATATTGAGTTTCCGTGTTGCAAGAACAAAGAGCGTTACTACGGAGTTGTTTCCGTTTTAACGGAGCCGCTGAGGGAGGAAATCCGGGCTGAGTGTATCGAGCAATATGAGTTATTCCACATCAAGCGGACCACAGCTTTAAACCATCCGCCTGTAAAGCCGGCTGGGGCGAACCGGCGGCTGAGCTTCGGCTAGACTTCGGGCATTTGTTCAGCCCTAGTATCCCGGGCCACTAGGGCTAAAACCGTAGGCTACCCTGCATGACGCGTGAGGCCCCCCAGGGTCGTTGTCGGCAGTTGCCAAGACCCGGACCGGAGGGGGGCCTCAATTTTTGCGCGTGAGATCGCTCACGGGTTTTTTGGAAACTATCTAAGGATTTCTTATATTACCCGATAATTATTATTAATTATGTTGATTAGTCGTCGGATGAATTGTAACATTGACACACTACTTGAACCAGCAAGGGAGATAGGAGAATTGGCTAATCGAACAAGGGTTAGAGCAGCCGGCGAAGGGACGATTTACGAGAACGTAAAGCGTAACAGGTGGGAGGGGCAATTCCCTTATACGGACCCGGCAACGGGAAAAACGAAACGTAAGCTGATAATAGGGAAAAGCCAGACCGAGGTATCAAAAAAAGGGAAAGAGTTTCAAGATAGTATAAAAAGCGGCTTAGTCCCAGGTGCAGACAAGAAAACTCTTTGGGATTGGCTAGACCATTGGCTAAATGAGTGCATCAAACCGAATGTTCGGATAAAGAGCTTTGAGAAGTATGAGTCATGCCTTAAAAGTTATATTAAGCCCAAGCTAGGGGATAAGCCTATAAAAAAATTAACCCCTGAAGATTTTCGAAAAGTATTCAATGAGATGCTTACCAAAGGTGGACGGGCTGGTGTGGGTGTATCCACTTCCACGGTTAGGGCCACTCGGCGGTATTTGGCGATGGCCTTCAAGCAGGCAATAGAGGACGGTATAGTGGCACGAAACATTATTCATGCCACGAAGCCGCCACAATTGGTCAAAGAAGAAATCCGACCGTTAACTGAAGAGCAAGCGAACAAACTTATCCAGACCGCCAAGGAAGGCGAATACTTCTATTTAGGGGTGAAGCAGCGTCGGAAGCCTTCGCCGGCAAGCGAATATCATAAAGCAATGGCTTATACCGCCGTGATGTTGGCACTTAACACGGGTATGCGGTTAGGTGAAGTGTTTGGCTTAAAATGGTGCGATATAGAATTACCCAAAAAGGTAGTCAACGTTCGACGGTCCTTGGTATCCTCAGCGACGAAAGGTATGATATTTGAGGAGCCAAAGACAAAAGGGTCCAAACGTCGTATCCCAGTTACTGATGCCGTTAAAAAAGCTCTTGAACGGTACCAAAAGGAGCAACAATGGTTTATTAATGGTATGGGCGACCAATACGATGTGAAAGAAAATCTTGTGTTCGCGAATTTATTCGGGAAGCCGGTGGATACGTCAAATTTTACCACGAGATATTTTAAGAAGATGCTGGTGCAGGCCGGGCTTGACCGGGAATTTTGTTTTCATGATCTACGACATACTCATGCAACATTATTGTTAAAGCAAGGTGTGAATATCAAGGTTATAAGTGAACGGTTAGGTCATAGTACAATTCAAATGACACTTGATACTTATTCCCACTTGATGCCGGACATGCAGCAAACCGCCGTTGATGCACTTGCGGCATTAAATATGAGTTAGCATAGAAAATAAAAAAGCTCCGACCCATTAAAGTTTTGGCAGTTTTCGTACTTGAGCCTTATGAGTAAGACTGAAGCATTGCAATAACAAGAAATGCTAAAATAATAAAACCTCATTCAATAAAGCGGGCTGACTGTGCCCGCTTTATTTTTTCATTCCTTCATAAAATTCGTGTAACTATATTGATGAAAGAGACATGAAAAAGCACAAGGAAAGGGAGATGCGTTGACGAATATTGCAACTATGTAATTTTACGGAGATAACAAGAGGTGAAAGTATGCAACGAATTCCAAACCCCGTTTCTGATCCAAGTATATTCATCCGTGTTTTTCGTGATCTGTACGACATCTTGCATAATCGCATAGAGTTTGGCCTTGACGATATCTCTCAGGCAATGATAACGCGGAATAATGTCACGTCTCAGGGAGCGATTGGCGAAGAAGCATTGCGACGCTCTACTCGAAAGGATCGTAGTCGAGACCCTATTTATAACCAATCTAAAATGTATGCTGAACTATTTCGTACGTTAGGCTGGATTCAGTCTATGCCCACCAGCAAATTGACCTATACATTCTCACTACTGGGAGAACATATCGCCACAGCGTATAATCCCGCGCCTCTGATGCATGAATGCTTACTCGGCATCGCCTATCCTAATGAAGTATTAGGTGTTCAAAGCGGCCAAACGGTGCGTGTTATTGGCACAATATTATTAGCAATGGACATCCTTGGAAGCTTATCGCGTGATGAGATGATAGCGGGGCCTATGAGCATTGCCGACGATACAGATCCCCAAGCTTTTGGTGAAATGATTAAGCAATTAAACAAGTGTCGCAATACTCCTGGTGAGCTCGATAATTGGATAAACAGTATTGCTGAGACGCGGGGTATATCCCGCAGCCCAACGATGGAGAACTACACGCGATTTCCAATTGCCGTATTTCCTTGGACGGGCTGGGGAATCAAACGGGGGAGAGGTGTACTCTATATTACCGAGGGCGGAAAAGCTATGGCGTATCGCCTTAAAGAAGCTATCGACTTTCGGTTAGCTCATTTTAATGAGTTGCCCGACGATGTAAAGCCTGCTTTTATCCGATGGACTTTTTATCGAATGCTTGAACGTGCGGGGTATAACGTTCAGCCCGTGAATGAAGTAATTGAGGAATCTATAAAAGTACTAAGTAATATTGGTATTAATACAACAAAAGAGATTTATTTTTCCCCGTTTCAGCAGTTATCTTATGAGACAATTAATAGATGGACTCCGGAGCTTGTGGCACTATCGGGTACGGCGAAGGAAGATACTTCAGAGACCATTATGGATTTAATTGCCAACGGAGGTCCGGTTGAGCGTTCTCGTACAGCACTTATATTCGACATGGTAGAGAAAGTTGCTCTTCGGCCCGAAGGTACCGATGCTATAATTACGGAAATAAATAGTTTGCTTAAAAATACTGGTTCTGTTGATGGTACAATTGATGCCCTTATGTCTACCTACGCGCAAGCAAATAAGGACGTGTTTTATCCTTTAGTAGCAAATTTATTCTGTATACTCGGCTTTAATTGTCGCCTATCGCGCGGTGGCCAAAATTATGAGCGGGCTGATGCGATTATCCTAGACGAAAGATGCAGTATTCCCATCGAAATTAAATCCCCTGGCGAAGAATCCGAAATTTCAGTTAAAGGTATACGCCAAGCACTGGAAAATAAGGTTGTACTACTATCACGTAAGAGCTACCCAACGGATCGGGGTACTACTTCACTGGTTGTAGGTTTTAATCCACCTAATGAACGTTCAGAAGTGCATGAACTGATTGAGGACATTGATAAAGTATTTGATATAAAGGTTGGAGTAATCGACTTTGTGTATTTCGGACCAATCTGACAACGCGTGTCGGACCAAATTGACAACGGATGTCGGCTTAAACTGACAAGTGATGTCGGACCAAACTGACAACCGTAGGAGTTGCTCCGTCCTGTGAG